CCGGTTGACGAAATCAACGATTTCGCGAGTCCATATTCCACTCCGATTTGCGAGAGCAGAACGAGGTAACCCTCGGCCACTTCTTTGTCCGCTAAGACAATGTCGTCTCCAAGTAATGCGTAGTCCATAAACCACTTAGCCTTCCGGTATACGGCGTAAGCCGCGTACTGTACTAGGAAATGGTGGGTTAGCGAGAAGGCCGCCCATGAGGTTAGCGCTCCCATAGGCTGACCAGCCCCGTAACGGACCTCCTCCGGGGTCCCCTTTGGAACGGGGACCTTTGGAGCTATCCATCTTGGAACCTTATAGTCCCGATCAACCAGCAATCGGACCCATAAGTCCGCCATCCTTGGCCCCAGTAATAAGGCCATGACGCCACGTTGCAGCTCCACTGGGAACCGATCCGTCGCTGCACTAAGATCATATGACCAGAACCGGGTCTTACCGTTTAATATTAACGCCTTTGCAGGCGCCATTTGATCAAACGTGCCATCGGTAGGGATTTTACCCAGTATATGAAAGAGCAACTTGTGAACCGGCGCCATGATCATCTGCGTGATGGCATCCACCATTGCGAAGACTCGGATCTTCCCTGCTGGCTCGACCTTGAAGCCCAGTTTCCCCAGTGAAAAGGTTCCTCCGAACCCCGGAAGGTTCCGGGGATACGGAGCCAAGGTTCCATCCTTGAGCTCCGGTCTCCAGCACGGGGTATCAAACTCATGGTCCCATAAGTCTGCATGCCGGAGGAAGTCAACGGATTTCTTCGCGAAGTCTAGTAACCGGTTTATCAACCGGTCCCCGGATAGTTGAAGCCACTCCTTTAGGAGCGGGTACAGGCTATCTCGGAACGACTCCTGCCATACAATGGCAGAAGTCAGCACTGACCCCGAAGAGGTGTTGGTGTTAGGACCGGGCCCATCCAACGGCCCCTTTCCTGAGTTTGGTCCCGATGTCGGGATCGCCATATACTGAGGTGCCAGGTCCCAAGGGTACCGCTCCCAGGTCTTAGGTGACCAGTGCGCGGCCAATAACGAGGAGAAGGCCCGAAGACCCTCACCCTGGTAAATTGGCGATTCAACCTTTCGGTCGCTTCGACGACACTTATACCATAACCTGGCGATCCCCGGGTTCAC